AGCTGTAATGAAGATTTTGCTTTACATGCAAAGTATCATAATTGGAAAACAATATTTGATTTCTTTACTTATTCAGAATTACCTATATTAGGAACAATGGCTACTAAATATGTAAATTATAATTTATTAGATCATAATGTTCAAGATCTAAATGGTAATAGTAGAATAAGAATTAGATTTTCATTAATGCCACAAAAATTATCTACTATATTAGAACCTGGTACTTCTAAGATAGCAGATAGAATACAAGCTATAAATAAATTTTATAATGCAGGATATGATGTACACATAAACTTTAGTCCTGTTATTGTAAATAAAGATACATACCCAATGTATAAAGATTTATTTCATCAAATAAATTCTAAAGTAGATAATGATATTAAAAAGCATGTAAAAGCAGAAGTTATATTTTTAACTCACAATGAAAAAATGCATGAATATAATTTAGAACATTATCCTACTGCAGAAGATTTATTATGGAATCCTGAAAAACAAGAAGGTAAAATATCTACTTATGGTGGTAAGAATATAAGATACAAAAGAAAAATAAAGGCTTCTTATATTAATCAGTTTAAGAAGTTACATGATGATATTATATCATGGAATAAGATTAGATATATTTTTTAAATATTAGAAAGTATGGTTGAAAGAAATGTAGAGAGTTCTAGTAGACCTGCTTTCTTTTTTTAAAACAATAACAATGGAATCTATACTACAAAGAGTTGAAGATGCATTAGATACAATAAGGCCTCATCTTAAAGCTGATGGTGGTGATATTGAAATACTAAAGATATCTGATGACATGACTTTAGAGATAAGGTTATTAGGTAATTGCAATACCTGTTCAATACAGAACAGCACTATAAAAAGTATACAGGATATAATAAAATCATTTGTTCCTGAATTAAAAAATATTAAACAAAACAAGTAACAATGGAAAAGATGACATTGAAAGAGTTTAGACCAGATGGTGTTACTGAACTTCCATATGATTGTGAATGTGATTCTTTATTAAATAAAAAAATGTTTTATGCATCTGAATTGGCAGGACCTAGAGGTGCAAGATTTTGGTTATTGAAAGAACAACATCACAGAGAAGAAGATATTAAAGTTGCTACAAGATATCTCAAAAGATCATTTGATGTTGTAGGTATAATTAAAATTATTAAAGAAAAGAAAGATGAGTAAGAAAAAGGAAATAACAGAGATGTTGATTGATATTTTTGATAGAATCAATATAGACACTCCATATAACTTTGATAGCATCTTAGATTTTGTTATTGAAGATGTTGAAACATCTGCTGATAAAAAAAATTGGCATGATGGAGATGTAGCAATAGCATTCAGAAAATGGATTGAAAGCAAATAATTTAAACAACAAAAAACAGTAACAATGAACAGTAACAAATTAATAGCAGAGTTTTTAGGAGCAAAGCCTATCTCAATAGGTGGTTTATTTGAGTACGAAATGTACGGTATTATTGAATGTATAAAAGATGAGCCAAATGAAAAGCATTTTTTCATACCCAATGAAATGGAGTTTAAAGAAGACTGGAGATGGCTAATGCCTGTGGTTGAGAGGATATTGGATATATCTTTTCAAGATGAAGGTGATGCAGAAGATTTTTACTCTATAAGAGATTGCATTCCTTATAGACATCAGACCTACAATGCAGTGGTAGAATTTATTAAAGAGTACAATAAAAATAAAGTAAACAAAACAAAAATGAATAAGAAAGAAACTATGGATGGATATACATTTGAGTATGATTCAGAACACAATTCTTATGAGTGCAGAGGTGATGTTTGTTATGATGAAGAACATGATGAAATACCAGAATCTGGTTTGTGGAAAGCTGCTCATAAACTTGCAACAAGATTAAAGAATCAAGGTATAGATGCAGATGTAGAGCATTCAGAAAAAGGATGGGTAGAAGTATATATTAATTAAAAAATTAAATCAAAATAAAAATGAGTAAAGAAGAAATAATAGAAAAATTAATAAAGTTAGCAAATGCTATTATTGATCCCGCAAGTGACATATTACCTGAAACTTATGATAAAGAACTAAATAAGTATTGGAATTTTATTAATCAGTTAAAACAAAATAAAGATGAGTTAATATTTGTTAAACAAAACAAAGATGAAAAAGAAAGTAATTTTAGTAACAGATAGTAAAAAACATTTTTCATTAGAACCTAGTAAATTAGGAATATCAATAGAATATACAGATACTTTAAATCATTTTAAGATTAATCTTTCTAAAGAAGAAGCTGTAGATATATTTAGAGAAATAATTAAATATGTAAAAGAAGATATAAAATAAATATTATGAAAAAGGAAAAAAATATTACTTATAACTTTGTTAAACTAATAAATAAAGACAATTCACAATATACTATGTCTTTTCAAAAAAACTTCTCAAATCTTAAAGATGCTATAGAGTATGCTAAAAAGAATAATTATACAATTACTGATGAATTAGATACTGTATTTTATAAAAGTAAAAACTGAAAATTATGAAAATATTACTAATAATTGGATTATTGATTACAACACAATCAATATTTATATATGATAAAATAGACTTTATAATAGAAAAATTACCTGAAATAAAAGAAGAAGTATATGCAGGTAGATATGATAAAGCAATAAGTAAGTATAATAATTTAGGACTTCCTAATGATAGACAATGGCTTACTCAAAAAGAATGGAAAGGTAAACATGTCAAAGGTGATACTATTTCTTTATTTAAGAAATGGAAAAAGAATCACATACAACAATTTATAGATTGGATATCTATTACTGCTGTTCAAGAAGTTGCTGTATATAAAGATATACCACCATCACTAATAGTAGCACAAGCTATTTTAGAATCTAACTATGGTATGTCTAGAATATCATGTGAAGCAAATAACATTTTTGGACACAAATTTTATGGTAAGGATAGTATGTTTATTATTGCTGCTGATGATTCTCCAACAGATAAATTTCAAGTATATAGATCTAAATGGTGGAATATTAGATATCACAGTAAACATCTAATGAGAAAATATCGTAAAAGAATAGTAGGGAAGCCTTCTCTAAATAAATGGTTGATAGCTTTATGTGGAGCTAAAACCATAGATAAGTCTAAGAAATTTGTGGAAGATGGTAATTATGTATATGCTACTAGCTGTTATGTAGGTAGTGAATGCTATTCTCAAAAATTAAAAAGAATTATAAATTATTACAACTTAAAAAAATTAGATTAGTATGTTTTTGATTTGCACTTTTATTGTTATGAATATTTTATGTTTTATAACTTTATTGCAAATTAGAAATCAAGATAAAAATGAAAAAAATGAAAAATAATGTAAAAGCATTTATACTAACTATTATATTTATTAGTATATTTATATTGTTATCTTTTAAGAAGATAAATTATAAAAATAATATTAAGACTCCTAATACTGTTGTACTTATGTACACATGGGATGATGGTTCATATGATTGTATTGATTAATTATTAGAAAAAGTGAAGAATTATCTTCACTTTTTTTTAATTTTATTATATGTCAAAATTTTTAATAATGCACAATCAATTAAATTCTATAATTAATAGACATGGCATGCCTGAAAAAATAGTAGCACAAGGTAAAGAATTATTAAATTCTTTAGATACTTCATATGGTAGAAAAACAGCTAAAATATTTATTAAGTTATGGATAAATAAATATATTCAAAAATGATTATAACTGTAAAGAAAGTAATAGATAATATAGAGTTGCCAAAATATGCAACTAAAGGGTCTGCAGGTTTTGATCTTAGAGCAATGAGAGTAATTGCTTTATATTCAGGAACTAAAAAAATAGACCTAACAGAAAAAATGAATAAAACAATAAGTGAAGGGAAACTTACACTTAGACCTAATGAAAGGGCATTACTAGGTACTGGATTGTCTTTTGAAATACCTGAAGGATTCCAAATGGAAATCAGAGATAAGAGTGGTATTTCTTTAAAGAAAGGACTAAAAGTATTTAATGCACCTGGCACTATAGATAGTGATTACAGAGGTGAGGTAGGTGTTATTATATATAATTCTACACCTTATTTATCTACTATCAACTTAGGAGAGTATGTAGCACAAGGCTTAATTACTCCATATTTTAAAGTTGAATTTGTAGAATCTGTAAAGACTTCTTCTACCAAAAGAGGTTTTGGTGGATTTGGAAGTACTGGTCTAAAATAATTTCCGTTTTCATATTTTTATTTAGTTTGTAAGTGAGTAAGCTGTAAAAGGCTTACTTACTTTTTTCCATTACCTATGTAGGAGGTAATGGGTATTTTTTTCTTAAATATGAATCTATTTTAGATTTTAATTTTTTTCTTTGTTTAGCATTTAATATAATACCTCTTTTTTCAAATTTTTTAAGTTCTATTTCATATATCTCTTGTTTTGTTTTAGCTTTAATTTGTTTTAGTCTATTTCTTTCTTTATCATTATTTTCCATAAAATAATACTTTAAAGTTTTACTAAAACCACCACTATCAAATTCTCTTTCCATTTGAGAAAAAAGTCCTAGAGATAAAGGATCTTTAAATATTCCTGGTAAAAATGCTTTACTAAATGCTACTTTTAATTTACTTTGACCTACATATATTCCTGTAGTATAAACATCATTACCATTTACTGATTCTTCCATAGCAGTAACAACATTACCAAAATCTTTTAATGTTTTCCAAATAACAGGTTTTGCCTGTTCTCCTAGTTTAAACATATTTACATTATATTGATTTATATTTTCAAATAATGTATCTAATCTATTCATATATAAATTATACATTCTTCTATTTGTATCTTCATCATCTTCATCATCATCCCATAGAAGTGCTTTTACTAAAATCATTAAATATATTTTCTGAATTGCCATTGATAATTCAGACATATTAGCATTTAAATTTTTAGCATCTCTTTCAGTAAATGTATCACTAATTTTATCTCTATAATCTAAAAGTTCAGAGTTAAGTAATTTTGGAAGTTTATCACTACTTATTCCAAGTAGATTTGCTAACCTATTAACAGGCATTGACATTGATTTATGTAAAAACATTGTTGTTGAAAATAACAACTCTTTTATATAACTCATTTCTGTTCTAGGAACTACATAATCACTTTTATTACTTAACATTTTATTACTAATAAAATTCCATGACATTCCTAATGCTGCTCCTGATAATCCCCACATAGCACCACCTGTTCCTATACCTACAACACCACCAAATAATGCTGCTGTTGGTCCTGTAAAACTGTGATATCTACCTTTAAAATCTTTTATTCCTCCTAACAGATTTGTTTGTGGTACTGCAAATCTTGTATATAATGCATTAGGTAGCCATGTTTTAAACATAATAAGCATTTTACCAAATATATTAGATTTAGCTAACATACCACGAAGTTCATTATAGTTACCATGTGCTTGTGTAATAGCTGAAGATACTCTAGATTTAAAATCATTAAATTCTTTAGTATTCATATTTTGCCATGTAGCAATATTTTTTTCTGTATTATATGGAGGTCTAAGATTACCATTCTCATCCATAGCATCCCAAACTGATGATGGGTTTTCACCATTACTATCTGTAATAGTTTGTTCTAATAACATAGAAATAAATACAGGAGATTGAATTACATATTCAGTTCTTCTATTTAATTCCATAGGATTTAACTTATCTAATTTAGAACCAAAATTAGATATATCAGATGATTTTTGAAGTTCATTAGCTGAATCTTGTAGAATATCTACTTTATTCATTAATGTTTTTAATTTATTAGCATCAAAAAGACTATTCTTAAATAAAAATTTACCAAATGACCTAGTAACAATACCTTTAGCTTTCCAATAAGTATCTTGTGAAAAGTAATCTCCTTGTGCAGCTAAAACTAAATTAGATGCTTCACCCTCCATATAATTAGTAATAGCAGAAGAAATATTCCAGCCTAAATTCTTAACTCTAATAGCATTTAATATACCATCTACTATACTAAATGTAGTCCAACTCTTACCTAACTTTTCTATTTTTTGTTTATACTCTTCTGCTTTTTTTGGATCTTTTTCAGAAGATATTAATTTTTCTAATGTAGATTTTAATCTTTTTTCTTCTTCACTTAATACTTTTTTAAATAACTTAATATCAAAATTTATAAGAGATGTTATTTTTTTTAAAATTCTATTAGTAGTAGATTTATCATCAGGCATAAAATCTTCTGATAAATCAGTTCCTTTAAATTCAGAAAAATTATTTAACACTACTCTTTTATACCAATCTCTATATTGTTTAATAGCATTTTTTCTTAACTCATCTACATCACCTTCTATTTCCTTACCTGTATCTGTAGTAGCTTTTCTTTTTATAGATTCATAATGTGCTTTTAATAAATCTATAAGAGGTTTAGATTTACTTCTTGCTCTATATTTAGCAGACATTTCAGAGTACATTTTTAAAACTCTAGGTAAATCAAATGATTTGTCTTGTGCTAATCTGTGTTTTGCTACAGATTCAAAAAAAACTTTTGGAGAAAAACTTTCACCTATTCTAGTTTTAATTTCATTTTTATCTACATATGCCATATCTAAATTATCAGCAATAACAGAAAGTGCTTCATCACTACAACTATCTACAGATATAACCCCTTTAAATAATTTCTTACCTCTTACTTCATATGCATTTTTAAATAAAGCATATTCAGCTTCTTTAGCATCATTTATTCTTGATTTATTTTGATTTAAAAAAGAAGCATTTATTTCATAATTTGTTTTGCCTGTTATATGATTTATTCTAGCATAAGTAATTCTATCTTCTACACCAGTAGTAAAATTTTCTGCTAGTCTAGTCATCATTAAAGAACTTGATTTAGAAAATTTATCTAATGGTCCTTGTGATTCTATTACAATTTCATTTAGTGCTTTTTTAAATGCTGGTATAGAGTTTACATTTAACTTATCTTGCAGTTCTACAGGAAACCCTTCTTTAATTTCTTTTAAGATATCCATCATGTTTCTATAAAAAACATACAGTTCATCTTCCTGATCTATTTTATTGAATTTTTCATCATAGTAGTTAGTATTTGAATTTGTATCTTCAACTACATATTTTTTATTTTTTACAGATAACTTTCCTAATTTTTTTCTAGGAACAGTAATATTATATTCCATATTAGGTAATATATTACCAAATGGATTACCTACTGAATTAGCATATTCAATTCCTGAAAATGGTGAATTTTCTATTACATAAGTATTATAACCTTCTTCTGTTGAAAATTCTTTCATTGCTTTTGCAGCATTAAGAAATGATCTTACTTTATTTTTTTGTTTATTTATTTCTTCTCTATATCCATTTTCACCAAGATTATCTTTTAATTCTTTAACATGAGCATCAATTTTAGCTTTATCAGTTTCAGTTTTAAATAAAGGATTACTACTAAACTCTTCTATAATTTCAGGTATCATACCTGGATTTATTTGAATAGTATTTTTCTTATACCATTCTTTTCTTTTTTCTAATGCTTGTTCAATTAATTGATTTTGTTTAGCAAAATCATTCATGTTTCTTGCCTTAGCAATTAGATCATTAAATTTCTCATTCATTAATGCTCTATCATTAAAAAACTTAGTAGAATATCTTACAATTAAATCTCCTGTTTGTAAACCAAATTCATCTACTTGTTTAAAGACAGACCAGTCTTTAGCTTTTTTTCCTATAAAAGAAAAACCTCCTGAAGATATATCATCTAATAAATACTTAGCTTTTTCAGCAAGTTCTTCAATATCACTTATTTGTTTATTTGATTTTGATAATTCTTTATTTTGATAATCTTCTAATAATGCTAATGATACTTGTGGCAATAATCCATTTGATGAAAATATTCCCATAGTAGCATCCATTAAAAACATATCAAATACATTAGTATCTGTTCTAGATTCAGTTATTTCATTATAACTAAGATCTTCATCAAATATACTTTTAACTTTTGTATTGTTATTAACTATTTTAGCTACTCTATCTGCTTCTAGTTTTCCAATTTTATTTCTATATTCATTTGCTTTTAAATGAAACTCATTATATAAATCTTTTTCTTCTTTACTTATTTTATTATATAATTCTGAAATTCCAAAATCTCTACCATATATAGAATGTGGTTTATCTTTCTTCATTTCCATATGATAATAGAAATCTACAATTTGCTTTATTTCTTCTATTTCAGATGCTGTTCTTACTCCTGGTTTATTGATTAAATTTTCTAATCTAGTAAAATCTCTATCAGCAATAGATTTTAAAGCCTGTAAACTATTATCTTTTCTTAAAGAATTAAGATCATCATTTATACTATTTAAAGTATTCTTTAATCTATTTTCAATATTAATTATTGTTTCTAGATATTTTTTTTGTTTATCTTTATCCTCTTGTGTAATAGGCTTTGTTGCTTCTACTGTTTTTCTAGCATCTTTAAGACTGCTTATTTTATTTCTAATAATATTTTTTTGTTTGTTTTTATAGTCTACAATATTACTATGACCATCTCTAGTAGCTATTTTAACTTTTTTAAAATATTCATCAGAATTATTTACTTCATAATTTATTTTACTTACTTCAGGAACAACATTAAGTAATTTTTTTATTTGATTAGGATCATTAACTGAATATGTATTGTTATCTACATCTTGTGTATTTAAATATACAGGTTGATTATTAGGTTTAATGGTAAATTTAAACTCTGTATTATTAGTATTAGATTTGTCTAAATACAATAATACAGGTTCTCCATTTTCATCAACAGCCTTAGAATCACCAAACCAATCTTTAAATTCTTTACTATAAGTTCTTGCCCATGCAAGTAATGCTATATCTTCATTGCCAATTAAAGAGTTTAATTCTTTAAATAATTTAGATTCTTTACCATTAGCAGCACTAACTTTCTCAATAGCATTAGTTCTTTTATTTCTTATTATACATGCTTTAGCCATTACTTACAAGTGTTTTCAAAGTTGTTAATTATATCTTCTATTTGCTGTTTATTAGCACCTGAAATTACAGATTCTTCTATTTCTTTACTAACTTCTAAAGGAGAAAAATCAATTTGTGGTTGAGTTGTAGGTTGAACAGATTTAGAAATTAAACCTGTTCCTTTTGAATTTAATTCAGTAACTAAACCATACCTAGTTTTTAATTCATTTTGTAACCATAGAGCAAATCTATTAGGTATAACAGCTAAAGAATTAGCAAAAGAATCTGGAAATATTTTAGAATCAAATTTATCTAACTTAGCAAACTGTTCTAAATTAATTTTTTTAAACAATTCAAAATCAGCATCTGTATCTTGAAAATTAACATTCCATTGTTCTTTATTACTAGAATTTCTATTTTCTTTATAAGTATAATATTTTTTAGTTACTATACCAACAGCATTAGGGTTGTTTCTAATTATAGCAGAACCTCCTCCAACTCTAGTATCTCCTATTGAATTTATATTTTCAGTAAATACATAAGCAGTATTAGGATTTTCTTTTGGAGAATCTTTAGTCCATTTTTTATTATTAATAGTAACTTTTTCAACTTGTGGTTGAGTAGTAGATGATTTTTCTAAACCTTTATATAAATCTAATAAGCTTTGAGCAGGTTTAATTACTGTAAGAACTTTATTAGAAGATATAGATACTGCTTGATTATCATTTATAATAAACAAATCATTATCACCATATGTAGTAATCTTATTTTCTTGCAGTTTAGAATTACTTAGCATTCTTTTCTTATACTCATTCTGATCATATAAGTAATAATAATTTACAAGACCTTTAGCTATTTGATCTTTATCAAATACTTGCTCATTAGAATCATTATATAATTTAGGATTATTACTAGTAGGATTTAATATTTTATATTTTAATCCTCCAATTGTAATAGATTTTCTTTTATCTTCTATCCCTTGATCTTCTAATATTTTATTAGCAGCATTTAATTCTGGTTGTGTACTAGAAATTTTTACACCTGTTTGTATTTCTGTAATCTTAAATAAACTATCAAATGCACTTTTTAGTACATCTACATCACCTTCTTCAAAGTTTAATTGAGATCTTACATTATTAACTAAATCAATTAATATTTCTTTAAATTTTTCTAGTAATGTCTTATTAGTATTTTTAAACTTTTGAGAATCTAGTTCTTTTATAAAATCTTCATTAGTTAAATTAGCTAAAAATTCTTTTAAGTTTGTAAATGCATATGCAACAAACTCTTTATCTTCAGTTGATAATGGTTGTTTATTTTCCCTTTTTTGTATTACAGATTTAATTAATCCTGGATTATTTTTTTCAAATTGATTTCTAGAATAATTAAATAATCTAACCAACTCTTGTACAGGACCAGGAATATTATCAATACTTTTTAATGTAGCATTTCCATTTTTGTCAAGATCTACATATTTATCTAATGTACTTGCAGTAAATGCATGTATTAATTCATGTAATATTTTTTCTGCTATTAAACTATCTGTAGCATTATTTAAATAATTTTCATCAATAATTATTTTACCAAAAACATATGCAGCTGCTGCTCCTTGTTTACTTAAATTTCCAGTTTCTAAAGAAATATTTTCAGGCAATATATCAATAAATATTTCAGCTAATTCAGATAAATATGTTTCATTATCTCCTGCTATTTTTAATAATGTATTTTTTAAATTACCATCTCTAACAGAATATGAATCACTATTTTTATCTATAGTATTAGAACTAGAAATATCTGGTTTAGAAGTTCCACTTTTTATATTTGATTTTTCTTGTTCATTATTTTTTTCATCTAATGTTTTATCTATAGATAATACACTATCATTTTCAATATTTATATCATACTCATTAGTACCAAAACTATTTAATACATCTGCTCTTCTATATAAATTAATACCTACTCTATAAAAAGGAACTCTTTTTCTATTAATTTTTACTTTATATATTGGATTTAAATAATCATATGTTCCTCCTTCTTGAATTAAATTGATTTGTTCTTCTGTTATATTATTAAAACTAAATTCAGTTTGATCATTATTTAATGTTATATTTTCTATATCTATTAATGGCATTTCTTCAACATTATGTTGAGCATATTGAATTTGCCATTTAGATGGAAATTTAGATTTTTCATAATCAGCTATTTGTCTTACTTTATCATTTAACCCTAATGAGTTATTATCAATTATGTTATTAAATCCTATTTCTAATAAATATGAAACAGGAATATATTTAGAAAACTGTATAGCTTCTTGTACACCACCTTCTAACATTGAGTATGTAACAAGGTCTTGTGCTAACATTCTAGTAGTATATGGTTTTCCATTAAATTCAGGAAGAGGTAAATTCTTTTGAATAAGATTAGCTATAGAATTATATAATCTTTTTTTATCTATTTCTTGTGCTACAGCATTATTAAATTTTACTAGTGATAACCCATTATCATTATCTATATCATACTCAAATGATTTAATTAATGGATTTTTTAGTATTAAAGTATTTACTACTTTATTATCAGAATCTTGTAATGAATACAAATATTTAGCTAATGAATCACCTTGTTTTTCAGTAAATAATCTTTGTCTTTCATTAAATATACTATCTGTATTGTATGCAGGTATAAGTGTACTATTAATTAATTTAATTAATTCTTTTTTAGCTTTTTGTTTTGCTTCAGTAACTGCAAATGAATTATCAAGATCTATACCTCTAGCTTCTATAATTTGATTAAATGCTTTACTCATATTTCCTTTGTCATAAGGAAAATGTTCTGACCATAAATTATATGCTGAATATAATGATGAACTAATCATTTTACCTGCTACTGTAGTAGGTATAAATACTACTGCATTTCCATCAACTTCTTTTAATAAAGTTTCTTTTTTATTATCAACTTCAGATAAAGGTTTTGATATTACTCTACCAAATAAATTTAAAAATTTACTAGGTTCTTTTTTAAGTACTGGTTTTTCTAAAGTAGGATCTCTAAAGAAATAAGATTCAAACTTTTGTTTTTTATCTATAACATCAAAGAAAGATTTACCTAATCCTTGTGAATCTACATTTAAAAAAGATTGTACTTTTCTTAATTCTTTACCTGCTCTATCAAATAAAATAAATTGTTGTAATGCTAAAAATTGAATTAATTCATCATTACCATTGTTTTCAATCTGACTTTGTAATACAGTACCATTTATGTTTCTAAATTGTCCTTGTAATCTAGTTATTGCTACTTTTACTATTCTTGGATCTTGAAAATCTGGATTGTATAATTCATTATATTCTTTTACTTTTTCATTAGTAGAAACATATTTTTCTAATACATATTCAAGTGCAGCTTGTTGTTTATCAGGTACAAATTCAGCTATAACAGAATTAATATTATTAAGATAATTTACATAATCTCTAATAATAGGTTGATTTAAAAATAAACCTACAAGAGAATTACCGTTTTCATCTTTATCAAAACCCATTAAAGTCATTGCCTTATCTGCATCAAATGTTTCTTTATTTAAAAACAATTTTTCTAAGGCTTGCTCTTTAGCATTATCTGTAGCTAAGTTTTGTCTTTCTGTTAATACATCAGATATATCTCTTTTATATTTTGGATCAGATGCTACTGTTTCTTTTTTACCTAAAGTGGTACTACCTACAATATTACCAAATCTAGCACCTTCAAGAAGAGTATTTACTTCTATTGATTCTGTTTGTTGATTTAATAAAGAGTGAAATACAACATCAATAGAATAAGCACCAATACCTACTTTACCTGATGCACCTAAAGTTACTAATTCTTTTTGATAACTATCAGATAGCATAGTAAATGATGCCATAGAGTTAGCATCTCTTTTAGTATTGTTTGCAGAAATAACTAAGCCATTAATAAAATCAGCTTGTCCTGATGCCCAATCCATAGATAATGCTTTACTAATATCTGATTGCATTTTTGGATTAGATAATACAGAAGAATGTATTTCTACAATATTGTTTTTGTATATTTTTTTGAGTCTTTCTTTTAACTCTTTTATTCTTGCAGGATTTTTTGCTTTTTTAAGTTGTTCTATAACTTTATTAGAGTTGTTAGATATAACTTTAATATTACCATTTTGATCTACATAATGATATAAACTATAGTTAGTTTGTTTATCAATATCAAAATCTAGACCTACCTGTGTTAAAGTGTTTCTAGGTACTATCATTAAGTCACCTGCTTCAGGTGGTAAGAAACCTACAATTTCTACATCTAACATAGATTGATGTGCAGAAGTAGGAGTTCTAAAAGATATATTAGATAATAGTTTTTCATCAATTTTATCTTTTTTAAGAATATACCTACCATCAGATTGTTGTTCTACATATCCATCAAATAAATCTATAAGATTACCATCATTATCTTTAAACCTAGAAGGCATTAAGACTTGTGTTTTGTGTATTATAGATCCATCTTTATTTATTTCAACTCCTTTTACTTCACCATTAAAGTCTTTGTTTACATAAACAATTTTACTTTTATCAAAAGTTTTATTTTGTTGTTTTAATTGTTCAGGAGTTAATTTTTTATATCCTTCAGGGGAAGCTACTACAAATGTATTACCAGGTAACTTTATTTTTGCAACTTTATTTGTAACAATAGAATTTAATAAAGATTCTATTCTGTTAGAACTAGGAGATAACCATAATGGCATTTTAAATTTATATCCTGAAATTTTACCATCTGTATATTCATAATCTATTTCAAAAGAATCTATTACTTGTTGATCATAGTTTCTTTCTATAGCTTCTTTAGTTAATAAGTCTTTAAGTTTATTAGCAGTAGATTCAAAATCTATTGGTTTATTAGTATTAATATCAATACCTAATTCATCATATAAACTTTCTTTTTCTACATCTAATAATTTTTCAAAGTTCTTAAAAAACTCTCTTTCTAAATCAGAACCGTTTATAGATTTGTTTCTATATACAAAACCATCCATTTCTGTTACACCATTACCAAATAATAATTTAGTAGTTTGTGTACCTTGTGATACAGTTTCTTTTTCTCCTTTATAAGGAACTTCTTGTTGTATTCTAAAGTTATTTCTATCTAGTAATATAGATGAGTTTTCAAAACTCTGAACTAGAGTATTAACATCTTGTTGCATAATGTTTCCATTATCATCAAACAGGTTTACAGCATCATTTACTGAACCTACTTTATTAGCAGTATTAAAAGAAAACCTTACATTTTTACCTTTTTCTTGAATTTTTTCCATTGCTTGCCTAACTACATCTAGTTGTGTACCTTGTGTAATCTGTGGTAATAATGGAATAGAAGATGATTTTATATATACACTTCTAAATAATGTTTCATTATTTAAAGCATCCATTGTTTGTCCTGTATATACAGGTTTAATAGGCTGAAATACAAACTTAATTATTTCTTTTTCATCAGCAGACATATCTTCTAATGACTTACCTGATTGTATTAATTTTTCTGCTTTTTTTAATAAACCAGTATCAATTAAACCAGGTTTTACTTTACCTAATTCTTCTAATACATGTAGATGCTCTTTCCATGTAGTATATTCCTGTGCATCTGTACTTTCTATTTTAAAATATGGTTTTGTATTAGGATATTGATCTAAAAATTTATCTAATTTTTCTTTATCTTTTCTTGCTTCTAAATATGCTTTTTCATCAAAAGTTTTATTGTCTAATAATTTAACTAATGTAGATAAATTATTAGCAGGAACTTCAGCATCTTTTGCTAATATTTGAATATACTGCTCATTAGAATTTGCTAGTTTAACACCAGGAGCAATCAATGCTGCTAATCTTTTATTAATATTTTCAGCAGTTTTTCTAGATGCTTCAGTATAACTATCTGTAGATTTTGCTTTATAGTACATAGCAGGATCTCCTGCCATAGTCATAAATTGATTAGCATTAGATATTATATTATTAACTACATATTCTATAGATGCATATACAATTCTATCAGAATCTAATAAATTAGTATTTTCAGAAAACTTTTTTAAATAATCATTATCTATTAATTTATTTGTATAAGTTAATGTATTAGATCCTTGTGCTTTTACAATTCCATATTCTGACCAATTAGCTAATTTATTTTTAGATAATTCACTAACAGTATCTCTAAGCATTTTAATAGATTCTTTTTTGAACCCATCCATAAATGCAACAATTTCAGGAGTTGTTTCTTCACCATTAAGATACTTTTTAATAGCATCTTGCTGATTCATATCTTCAGCAACATCTAATAGTGTTTGTGGATTACCATTAAAATCTACAAATATTTCATTAGCACCAGGAAATAACAAAAATGTTTTAGCACTTTGATTATATCCTTTAATATCAGAACCAAAATTTGTAGTTAAATAACTAATTATTCTTTCTAATTCAGGTAATATAGTTTGACTATATAATACATCAAGCATGTCATCACCAGCAACAATGTCATTATCTAATCTAGTAAAATTATTATTTTCTTGATTGTTTTCATTAAAAGTATCATCTCTAAAATCTAAAGTAGGCATTAAATTAACAGTCATAGTAGACTTATCAGACATTGTTAATCCAAAAAATGCTGCTGTTCTAGTTCCTATACCTTTATATTGAATATCAAAATTACCTAATTTCATATCAGTATATGCACCTAGCTTTACCATTTCTTGATCAGCATCACTAAGATCTTGGATTCTAGTACCTTGATATGATTTTTGTCCTCTTTGTTTTAAAGAAGTTAATCCTAAATAATTTACATTAAATGAATTTCTAATTTTAGGATATTTATCTAATAAATCTAATAACATTGAATGTTTAGAAAAAGATTGTTTTAACAAATTCTTTCTCATTGAATCATCATCAGATTTTAACTCTTCTTCTCTTTCTTTTATATAAGTTTTATATATGTATGATTGTAATAGTTTTTGATCATCTCTAAATGCAGTAGGTATAATTGAATCTGTAAATTTAGATTCTTCAAGTGCAAAGTTTTTAAGTATAGTTTGATTTAAAAAGTTGTTACCTTCTAATAACATTCCATCTTGAACTTTAATTAATTCTTTGCCTATAATAGTAATAATAGATGTTGGTGCATTACCAAATGCTCTTTTAAAATCTATTCTATTATTTTCAGAACTAATGTATATTCCATTTCTAAGAATGTTTTCAATATTAGTATTAGATAATGTTATTCCTACACTTTCTAATGCATCTAATAATTCATTAATACTATTTTCTAGATCTACACCTTTTTCTATTTTTTCAATAGTACTAAGGTTATCAATCTTTTTAAAATTACCATTACCTTGATATAAGTATGATTCATTTTTATTAACAAAAGAAAATCCTTTATCATCTTCTGATAAAACTTGTCTAGGGTTTTCCCCTTTGTCTAATTTTCTTTGTTTTGATTTTCTTACTGATGGAATATTTTTAGTATCATCAGGTTTAACTAATACTTTTCTTAGTTTGTCTGCTGCTTTATCTACAGCATCTTTATTATATACATATTCTCCATTTACATTTTTAGTTAATAAAGGAGATTGTTTAAGATTTACATTCCAACTTTTAGTAATAGATCTAGCTATATCACTAGAGTTAGTGTCCATTAGTTTTACAGATGCTTTACCATCTCTACCTATTGTAAACATGACAAACTTCATGTTTAATTTATTCTTATCAAAGAATGATAAAAATTGATTTTTTACTTTATCTGATATTTGATCAGATTTAAGTTTATCTACAACTTGATTTAAGAATGGATATGCTTTATAGTTATCTTCTAGTATTTTAATTTTTTCATCAAAAGAAACATTTTGATCTGATAGTAATTGTTGCAATACTTCTACTGATGTATCTACAGGAATATTACTAGGTAATCCTAAAAACCCTCTTAGTAAATTACCTTCTTTATCTGTTTCTCTTATACCTGTAAGAAGTTCTCTTACTTCTTTAGATATAGAAGTTTTACCACCTTTTTCTAAAAATGATTTATCATATACTTCTTTTATTTCATTTTCTTCTGACTGGTCTTTATCAAAATCTTCAGGTGTTTTTAAATTTTTAATATTTACTTTTTCAAAAGCAGCATCAATAATAGATTTTTTATTATCTAAAATATTGTTTGTATACTGCATTAAAGCATTATATTTTTCAACATATTGTTGTTTTGCTTCTTCAGATATATTAGTAAGATTGTTTATTTTATCTACCATCTCACTATTATCTTCTAATCTAGAATTTATAGTATCTGTTAATATTCTATTTATTTCATTTACTACATCAGTACTAGATATACCTTTATCTAAATTTTTATTTATAAACAAGGTTGTTTCATAAAAAACAAAATCAACTAAGTTGTCAAAATGATGTGGTTGTATTCCTGAATATTTATTTAAATTTTCTACAACTGCTTGTGCTGATGCTTCACTTATTTCTAATGGAGAAAATATCATAAATTCACCATTTATATCTTCAATAATACTAAGATCTTCTTTTACTTTTCTTAATACAGCTTCTTCATTTTCAACTTCTATTTCTTCAGTTGCATCTCTTAAAGCATTTATTTCTGCATCATATCTAGCGTTGATTTTATCTGTGCGTTTACCTTCTACTTTTTCTTGTTTAACTTCTGATAAATCATAACCATCAGGATTTTCTTTTATATATATTGTTTCATTAGGTAATTCTTTAGGATATTTATTTTCATACTGTCCTCCAATTTCTCCATTTTTTTCTCCTTTAACTCTAACAACTTTACCATTTTTATTTTCTGAAATAGTTACTGTCCAAGTAACCCCATCTTCATCAGTAAACATTCTACTTTCTTTAGTTCCTATTTCTTCTTTCCTTCTTTCTTCTATTGCTTGTATCTGTTCATTTACATTTTCAGTAACATTTTCTTTAATTTCATTTACATTTTCTACAACTGTTTTTGTATCATCAAAATCTATTTTTTCTTCTGTTGTTTCACTTGTTTCATTAATTGTTTTTTCAGTTAAAGAAATTTTAATGTTAGGAGTTGTTGCAAATGTAGTTTTAGTATTACCATTTCTATCTTGATATGTAAATGGCTTCATATTTATTTCTAAGTTGTCATTTAGAAATGAAATATAATTAGAATTAGTTTCATTTAATTTTAAATTTTCACTACCTGTGATTTCAATCATAGGAGTGTTTCTATTTTTTATACCTTTAAAACTTGCAGCATTTTGTAAGTTTTCAAATGTTTCAGATATTTTATTTAAATTATCTACTACATTATCTAATGTATTAGTAAAATTATCAGTCTGTAAATCTTTTAATTTTTCAGACATTCTACCTGTAGAAAAATAAAATGGATTATCAGGCTGATTAACACCTATAGTAATTGATGATGTTAATTTAGGATTAGAACTTTTATGTTGATTTATAGAAACCAACATAGAACCTGATCTTTGATTTTTTAATCTTTCAAAAAATTCATTATTTCCAACTTGTATATTACTTGATGTAATTGTAAGTTTAGATATAAGATCTTCTACTACTTGATTATTACTAAGATCAATTCCTTTTTCTTCTGCTAGTTTTTTAATTCTATCTAACTCTTCCATTCTAGGAAGTTTAACAACACCTTCTCTAGTATTATACTCATCTACATAAGCATTATACATTTGTCTATAGTTATCATTATCACTATGAAAAGTGTGAAATAATAATAAGTTCTTTAAAGTTTGAGATTGATTGTTATTAAAATTAGTATTGCTTACTGGAAATAATTGAAACTGGGGTAGTGTTTCACCATCAACTTTTATAGATGTATTTGTAGGTACAGCTACATAAGTAAAGTTTTTAGCATAAGGTATAGTATTATCTTTTAATAGTAATTGTTCAGATTTTATGTTAATAATATTACCATCATTATCATAATACTGCATTGCTCCATTTTTACCTTTTACAGCAATGTAATAATTTTTTATTTCTGATAACTTAAAAGAATCATTACCTGCATTATTTCTAGCTGCATCTAATGTACCACTAGTTTTTTGTGTAATAACTGCTGTTAATTTACTATTAGATTTATCAGCTTCACGCATTTTAGACCTAATATTATTTAACTTTTCTATTTGTCTATTTCTTTCTCCTATTGATAAGTTTTTTCTATTATTTGTATTTTTTAAATAAGATGGATCTTGTATAATAGCAATAACATTACCTTGATTATCATATATAGCAAGAGGCACTTTTTCCCAATATTGAGAATCTTTTTGAGATAATCCATATTTATTTATATATTCTAAAAATGATATATATTGTCCTTGTTCTGATTCATAAGTATCTGTACTAGATAATGCATTTTCATTTTTAATACCTTGATCTAATACTTTAAAATTATTTAATTTATTTGCTGGGTATAATCCAATAGTTAATTCTTCACCTTCTAGGTAAGATTCATTGTCTAATACAAATAAAGAACCAGGAGTATCTGAACCAGGACTAAGTTCAGAATAATTATAATTACCTTTTTCATCTTTAGAAAATTGTACAAATGAAATATCAAGATCATTTACATCATTTGATATAACAGGTTCATTTTCTTCATTAACCTTAATTTCAATTTCATTACCAATTTCTTTTTTTATTTGAGTATCTACATTGGTATTTTGTGCAGTATTAGTATTTTGATTAGAACCAAAAATACTAATAACAAGTTCTTCTACAGTTTCTCCAAAATATTTATTATATACTGCATTAAAATCAGCATCCCCTTTGTTTGCTTTCCAACCATTAACACATAAATTCCAACTTTCTTTTAATCTATCTTTACCTATTATCTTATATACATGCTTTATATATTTTTCAAAATTAGGTTCTATACCACCTTCATCAATAGCAATTCTATCAATTAGTTGTTTAAATCTTTTAATTTGATTATCAGAAATAGTAATATCATCACTAGATAAAGGTGAAAAGTTTATTTCTCCATCTTCAAAAAATTGCTCATCAATTTCTTCATCTTGACCAAATAAACTGTTTATTAAATTTGATGTTTCTCCACTAGGACTAACTTCTTCAGATATAGTACTAGCAGCATTGTTATCATTATTAGATTCTGTTACAGCTTCAGAACCTTCTTCTTCACCAAACATTTGGTTATATATCTCATCTGCTTTTTCTTGATCATCTGATTTTTTAGATATAGTTTCTGCTTTCTTTTTATTTTCTGATTTGTTTTTATTTCTAGCAGCAATTTTATTTTGTTTGAAATTTTTCAATGTCAAACTTATCATTTCTTCTAAATCTTTATCATTGATTCTACCTTTGTATTTATCACCAAGTTTTCTTACTTGTTTCTCATACTCATTATCATCATTAATAACAGATTTTTTATTTTGTTCACTTAGCTTTTTTATATCTGAAGTAAACTTATTTTGATAGTAAAGTTCTAGTTGAAATTCTCTAGAAACAAATTTGTTATAATCTTTATCTATATCAGATCTTTTTCTTTTTAATAAGTTTTGACTTTCTAAAGATTTTTGCAATTGTCTAACAGAGTCTAACTTGTTAGCTTCATTTTGATAAGATTGAAATGTTTGTTTTTCTGTATCTAATTCAAACTCTCTACCTTCAATAACATCTTCTAATGAAACATCAAGTTCTGTTTCATCATCAGGAAATATTGTATTATCTAATTCTTCTGTTTGTTTATCAAATTCACTTTGATATTCTTGTAATTTTTTTTCTTCTCTAGTTATAATTTTATCAGCATTAGTAATACTGTTTTCTAATTTATTTATATCTAAAGCATTTTTATTTTGTGAGTCATCATTAAGTTGAAGATCTGATTTTAATTTTTGTTGTTCAGATTCTAACTTTATTTTTTCTTCATCATCTGCTTCAATTAATTCTTTAGTTAATTCAGCTAATTTTTCTTTTAAAGATTTTTCTTCTGCTCTTAATTCTTTCCCTTCATTATTAAGAGATATTATTTCTTGTTCATTTTTAGAAATATCTTCTTTTAATGATGTTACTGTGTTTTTTGAATTTTCAGAATTTTGCGCTAGTTTATCATTAAGTTCTTTTTTCTTTTGCTCTATACCTTGTCTTTTTAATTTATTTTCTTTAACATTAGAAACTTTTTTAGAAGGTAAGTTAGTTTCATTATTTAAAAGATCTTTTGCAGCATTAGTTCTTTGTTCAGATATTTGACTTTCTAATTCATTAATACCTTTTTGTAAAAAGAAAGAATTTGCTCTATTTTGATAAACAGATTCTGCATTAGCATACCCTTTATCATATGCATTATCATATATTTTTTCTAACTCACCTAATTCTTTTACAATTTCTGCTGATTTTTTTCTAGTTTCTTCATTATAATTTTTATTAGTAGATATGTTTTCATATATCTCTATTAATTTATCTGCAGTACCAGTTTTAAAATTCTGTAATGCTAAATTATATACAATAGCATTATTTAATTCATCAGCTTCTTTATGTTTACCTTGTTTTCTAAGTTTTTCAGCTTCACCTGCAATTTCTGCTACTTTATTATATGTATTGTGTAAACCTGTAATTTGATCAAGTGGAGTATTACCATTTAATTGTGGCAATATTTTATTTGCTTGATTTATAGCATCTTGTGCTTTATCTGCTTCTTTTTTTCTTGATTTATATGTAAGTGCATTAACAGTACCCATTTGAGTACCTGAACCTGCAACTGCCCATGCTGCACTTTCAAGAGTTTCCATGCTCATAAAATCATTCCAAGCATCAGAAAAATTATATTTTTCTTTTTTACCATATGCTTCACCAAATTTAGAAGCATATCTTTCTATACCTGCTTCTTCAATAATTTCTTGTGCTGCTTCTGTAGCAAAATCTTTCATGCCACCTTTTTGAAAAAAACCAGCTCTTGTAACTTGTGTAGCAGCACCTCTAGTAACCATGCTTTGCATTCCTCTTAAAGCAAGCGCACTACCAGTAAGATTTAAAGCAAATGATGCTGATGCTATATTCATAGTAAGTTCAGCACCTGATAATGCATTTTTTTTAGCTTGATCTACTAAATCTTTATTATTAGAAATCCATTGTTCATCCCATAAATTTGTTAGTTGTTCAGCATATTCTTTTGCTTGATCTGTTAATTGTTCTGCAGAAACTTTATTTTTATTATTTTCTATAAAACTATTATATGCTTTTTCATATGTTTTTTGTTTTTCATCACTATATCCTTTTTCATCAAGATAACTATTATAAACATTATCATATGTTTCTTTACCTAACTTAGCAGATATAGCTTGTGTCATTAAACCTGCACCTGCAAATTGAGAAATTCTTTTTTTAGCTTTAGTACCTAATTTTCTTGCTCTACCTAATTTACCAAGACCTTTAAAAATACCTCTACCAATAGCAGCACTAGGACCAGCAAAACCTACCATACTACCAACTACTGATGATGATGTATTTAAAACATAATTAAGACCATCACTAGATGTATTAATTTGATTGTCTTGTACAAATTGTTGCATGCTTTTATTAATGTCAGAATCCATTATCCAGTTTCCTACATAATCTTCTCCATCACCAATAGTATTATCTATAAATCTAGAAAATTCATTTATAGCATTTACACCTAATACAAGAGGATTATAGTTGCCACCTGTATATGGTATTTTATTTACTACATCTAATGTATGATGCCAATCACCAACATCTAAAGCACCTCCTACAAGATCTAATGTAGAAGAACCAATAGTAGCTACTGTATTACTTAACCATTTAAAAGTAGCATCTAATGCACTATCTGTTTCTTTAACCTCCTCTTTTTCAGGAACATTAGAAATAGTAGGTTCTTTTTTTACAGGAGTAAAATTTCTTATTTGAGGAAGTTTATAACCTTCTTCTTTAGTCTTAGCATTTACCTGTTTTATTTCTTTATTTAAATCTTCAAATACTTTATTGTAATCTGACATATTTTAAATATTTTTCTCTTTGTAAAATTCTTTTACAGATTGTTGACTCATTGGATCTCCAATAAAATCTTTTCTTTCTATATCATTTAAATTTTTATTTTCAACTAAATAAAATACAATTTCACCTTTTTCATTTTTTGTTGCTACAGTAATCAAGTTAAGATCTCCTTGTTTAAATCCTGAACTAGGTACTTTTAATAACATATCTTTACTAGCATTATTTGTAGTTTGTTTTTGTATACTATTTGCAATTATATCAAATCTAGATTCACTATTAAACTGTTTGCTTTGAGCTTCCCAATCTTCATAATTAATTAAATCAGTTTCTACTTGTGAATTTGAATTTAATGGTCCTAATGTTTGTTCAATTGTTTTATTAATTTTTTTATTATTTTTATCTGTAAAACTTATATTATAAATCATTTTATAACCAGAATTTTTTCCACCAAGTGTCTTACCAATTTTAGGAGTTGATATATATAAATCTACAGGCTTACCATCTGATACAAATCTTACAACTCTAGTACCATCATTCATTAAAAAAGTACCTTCTTCTGTTTCACTTTCGTTTATTTCTTTTATTGCTTTTTGACCTGTTTGTATATCATTAATTAATGATCTAAACTCAACAGGTGCATTTTTTGATAATTCATCAGAAAATATATTTTCTGTTGTATTCATTTGACCAGAAGTTCTACTAAATATTTTATTAAGATCTAATTTACCATTTGTTGTAAAATAATTATTTACAAATTCTATTGCTTGATTTTGTCCTGCAGAAGTTTTATCTTTTAATATTTCTGACATATTATTATTAGTAGATACACTAATTGATTTTACATTATCTTCTTGATTTAAATAATTTACATCTTTTCCAAGTAAATTATTTTCTAAATAACTAATTGATTCTTCATAATTATTACCACCTTCTGAAATATTATTAATACTAGTATTAATCTTATTTACAACATTTTCATATGAAAATAATGGAGTAGAATTAATATTATTTAAATTTAAATTAAATAATTTAAGCAATTCAGGATTACTTTTTAATTTTTCTCTCATTTTATCTTCATATTGATTTTTTACTTTATTAAATGCATTAGCTCCAAGATTTTCTATATCATCAGATCCTGCAATTTTTTTAATTACTTCAATTCTATTTTTATCTAATAAACTATAATTATCTGTAGTTCTTCTACCTATACTTTTAATTGTTGCTATATTATTTTCTAAAGTAGTTACATAATTACTATTATATTTATTAATAATTTCATTTTCATTATCAGTAATTGGTAAATTATATTCTTTAGCTAAATCTATATATTCCTTCCAATTACCTGTTGCAAAAGCATTATCTTTTGCTTTTATTAATTCATTTTGTTTATTTATATCTAAATTTGATCCTGTAATTTTATTATTAAATGAACTAGAATTATTTTTAATATCTGTTATATAATTATTTGTATTTATTAATAAACCTGAATAAGTACCATTAGTACTAGGATCATTTGTACTTGAACCAGCTGTATTAGTACTATTAAATTGTCCTCCTATAGAAGCAGATAGTTTATTATCAATTGCTGCTTGTTTTTCTTTTAAAGTATATTGATCTGCTGATGCAGATATATCTTTAGTTTGTTTTTTATATTGATATTTATTTATAGCATAATCAATATATGATTTTGATTTTTTTTCAATATCTTCTTCAGTAGCAAAACCAGGTATACTTTCTTTATATCTAGTTCCAAGATAATTTCCTATTTCAGTTTCTCCATCTAAATAACTGCCAATTAATTTTCTTATATCATCTTCTGTTATTTCTTCAGTACTACCTTTTCTTTTAATAACATATTTTTCAGTACCATCTGCACCTTTTATTGTATTTACTTCTAAACCTGCATTAGCTTTTATATCTGCATTAAAGCCTTCCATTCTTTTATCTATTTTATCAAAAACATCTATTTGATCAGAAATAAGAGTTGAATAACTTCCTGAATATGTTCCTGAAAAATCACCTGCTTCACCAAAAGTTCCTTTTTTATTAATAAAATCATTATCATATTTAGCCAATAAAAAACTTTTTTCTGATTGAGGAACATTTAATGCTTCTACTTGTGTTTTAAAATTAGCTCTAGCTGTTGCATTAGCTTCTATAGCAGCAATATTACCTCTAGTTTTATCTTTGTAAATTTCATTAGAAAGTTTTCTAAGTTCAGAAGGATTATTTAAATATTTTAATGGATCACTTCTAAGATCAACAGCTTTATCTTCTATTTTTTTTTCATAACCTGCTAGTATTTCATCTCTTTTTTCAGTATCAGGTTTACCAAAAGCATTAGCTTGTAATTTACCATATAAATCACCATAACCCTGCTCTTGTTGAGCAAGGCTTTGGTCTGCAGCTTGTTGTGCTTTTAATAATAAATTAGTAGGTTGTTTGTATATAAAGTCTAAATAGTTTCCTTTACTACTCTTATAAAATCTTCCCATTATTAAGTTTCATTTATTTACCTTGATCAGGTGTTATTACTTTTTTATTCTTTTGCTTCAGCCTGTGCTTTTTTTACATCAACTTTAAGCTGTGCATTTCTTTTTGCTTCTTGTAAATATTCTTGTATTTCGGTTTCAGTTTTTGTTTTTCCAGTAACAGTACTGTAATATTCATAACCACCTTTACCATCTTTTCTAACAGCTATTCCATAAGGACTTAACATTGGCATTATAGCATTTATTTGTTTGTCAAGTTCTTTAGCATTTAATGCTTTAGCACCTGCTTGCATAGCTGTACCAAGATTAACAATATCTTGATTAAGATTGCTAAAGAAGTTATCAACATCTTGTCTATCTGCAAGATCTCTTGCTTGTTCTCCTGCTGATCTAATTTTATCAGCTTGAAATTCTAGATTTGCAATTTGACTTTCTACACCAAGCATTTGTTGTGCATAATTAGCATATGCACCTTGCAACATTTTTTGTGCTTGCATGTCACTCATTTGTCCTAGTGATCTTGCTTGATTAATACTTCTAGCAGAACCTTGATATCTTCTAGTAGCATTTCTAGCCATTTCTCCAATCTTAGCTTCTTGTAAATTAAACTGTTGACCTAAGAAACCTTTTTGACCTTCCATAATAGATAATGCTCCTTGTCCTACATTTTTCATCATGTTAACATTAGGTCTATCAGTTAGTCTACTAGCTAGTGTAGTAGCTAATGGTCCCATACCACTAACTCCAACTCCTGCTAATCCTAAGTAATCTCCTAATGTTAAATCATATTCTCCACTTGTAGGATCTGCAACTAGTTTAGAAGCAACAATAGTTTCTTCATCTGTACTATCTTTTTTTGTAGTATCTATATCATCTTTTTTAGATAATGTAGTAGGTGTACCAGGAATCTTGTATTCATCAACTTCTTTTAAACCTTTAAAAAGGTTAGGCATAAGGTTAGTTAATAAAAATCTTTCATTCGTTAAATCATTTGTTCTTTGATTATCTGGTGCTAATTTTTTTAATAATTGTTCTTGTGTTTTTTCAGATGCTAATTTGCTTCTTACTTTTTTAGTAATAGGATCTACTATAGCATCTACTTTTTGAGTAGATAATAGATCATTAGATGGAACCATCATGTTAGGATCTAAACCTTGTAAACCTGCTATATTTAAATAAGAATCTAAACCTTGCATTGTTCCTTGTTTACCAGTTGGAATTTGAGGATTTAAATTGGGTAAATTTAAAGGTAAATCCATATCTCCTTCTCCTGATTGACTTTCACCAGCAGATTCAAGTAATATTTTAGGAGTTATTTCATTTGCTCTTTGTGATGCTCCAATATCAGGAATATTACCATAGTCTACTACATCAAATTGTTGTCCTGCAATAGAAGTACCTTTATATGGGTCATTCATATCAACTACATCAAATCCTTGATTTTCTCTAATTTGTTGTGCAGCAGCTTGTACAAGTAAAGGATTAACAGGAGGATAAATAGTAGTTCCTGTTTGATACATTGGAATATCATCAAGGTCTATTTTACCACCCATTTCCATTACAAAGTTTCTATAAAAATTAGCTTTCTTTCTAGCTTCAGGAGAATACTTATCAGGATTCTTTTTCATGTCCATAGCTAGTTTATCCATAGACATATCATACTTAGTAGCTAATGCTTTAAATGTGCCTTTTTTAGCAGGATCTAATTTTATAGTTCCACCTTTAGCATACATCTCATCAGTTATCATTCCACCCATTTCCCAAGTAGATCTAGCATATGCTCTAAAGAATGGGTTATTTTTTAAGTTCTTAGCATGTCTAGCATAAAATGCTTTTTTACCATGTTTAGATTTACCTCTTGTACCCATTCCTGGATAACCAAAGTATTTCTTTTTGCCATCAGATTTTCTGATAACTACATGAGTTTTACCTTTTCTAGCATTGCTTTTTCTTACTATATATCCTCCTTTTCCAAATTCATCTACAACATCAAATTCTAATTCTTTAATCATTCCTCCATCAGGGTACATCATTTTTCTTTTACCATGACTATAAGCTGTATTATCATTCTTCTTCATCATGCCACCATACTTAGCTAAGTATTTTTCAAGACCTTCTATATTTTCCATTGCTTTAACTTCCTCTTGTATTCTCTCATCTGCACCATCAGCAATAGCCATAGTTTCTTTTGCTCTATTATATGTAGCTAATAAAAGAGGATCCATTGGATTTTCTTCTAGCTTTTTTTCAAGAGAAGCAATATATTTTTCTCTTTGTAATTTTCTTTTAGCCATATCTTTCCCATCTTTTTTAATTCTTTTAGAATAAACCATAGTGCCTTCAGGAACAATGTCATTAGTCATTTTACTATTTTCATCACCAACTTCCATTTTAATTCCACCTTCACTATGATCAGGACCTACAAATTCTCCTACTTCCCCATTAGGTGTTTCATATGCTTCACCACCTTCTACCTCTACCATACCACCATCTCTAAATAATTTTTTAGGCTGTTGTTTTCTTTTTTGTAAATCACTTGTATAAGTAATATTTGCAGTAGGATCTTTACTTAAACCTACATTAATACCTAAGTTTTGTCCTGGTTTAATTTGAGTATTATAACTTAAATCTGCAGTAGTCATATTAGGATCAGACATAGGTATATTTAAATAAGCACCTAGACCTTTTCTATTAAATCCTGCTGATAAGTTTTTATTTGCAATATCATAATTAATATTAGCATCTGTACCTTTATCAGAATAACTTGCTCCAACATTTAAATTTGGATTTATAGTAGGATTGGGTTTTATAAATTTACCTTCTTCATCATAATAAGAATTAGCTAATAAACCATAATTTAAAAGATCTATATCACCACTTAAATTTAAATCTAAATTTCCAACTTTTGTAGATACATTTCCACTAGCACCTGTTCCTGTAAAATCAACAGAACCTTTAATAGGTCCTCCATTTTTCTTTTTCATGATTTGTTCAACTACATCTGGTGCTTTTTTAGCAAGTGCTGCTAATCCTTTATTAGGATATTCTACTTTACCACCTTTTTTAAATTGCTTTGTAGCACCTGTAAACTGTGGTCTTAATCCTTCAAAGTTATCTCCACCACCCATAGCTACATCCATAAGGTTTTGTACAGCAGCACTAGATAAACCTATAGTAGCACTTGCTCCAAATTGACCAAGTGCATTTCCTAAATTAGAACCTTGTAAGTTAGATAAAAAGTTATTGGATTCTTTTTGAATAGTATTACCAATATTTTCAGTACCACCAGTATCAAATCCTTGTAGACCAAGTGCTAATTGCATTGCTTTAACCTGTTGATTATTTGCATTATTAATAACAGATCCTATGGGATTTATCATTGTACCATTAGCATACTTTTTAATAGATTCATTAGCTCTTTTTATAGTTCCTCCATTATCTAAGCTAGTATATTCACTTATATAATTGTCTAAAGGTTTCTTATATTTTTTACCTTTATATTTATTCTTTTTCTTCATATTAATCTTAATTTATTAATTTGAAATTTAACTATCTAAAAGACCTATTTTCTTTTTCAAAAGTATAATTAGTTGTAAGACTAATATCATCAAAATTATCAAAAATAAACCTTATTATCAAATATTTATCTCTCATTGGTTGTAAATCATACCAATCTTTAGTAAAACTTATTGTAGAACTATTAATTACTTTATCAATTGGAAATTGTATCTGCATTTGTGTCCAATTTTTTGTCCAAATAGAATTTAAATAATCTGTTCTATAATCTCTAATTTCATTAATAGTCCAGTTTCTTTCATTCCTATCTATAGTAATTTGATCACCTGATCCATTATTAATCTGATTAATTAAATAATCTTCTGTATTATAATTCTTAACATTTAATGTTAGTTCACCAGTTGCTTGTGTAGAGTTATGGAATATTGCTTTATTAAATGTTACAAATCTTTGATCAATAAATTCTTTAGTACCTGTATCATATTTCTTAGCAATAGTCTGTAATAATACTTCATCAAATATTCTTGTAACTATTGGAGAAGATAATGATATATATTCTAATATATGTTTATATCTAGTACCATAAAAGTTTTGATAGTTACCTACTATTCCATGTTTCCATATTCTATTATCTATAAATGACACAAAGTTATTATGTCTTGAATACATATATAACGGAATATAAGAATGAAAACTTATCCATGACTGTGATAAGAATGAATACGATAATGTCCAAGATTTGTTTTCAAAATAAGTAGCATTTGATAAGTCTACATCATCAAATGTACCTACACCAGTACCTATTCCAAACTTATTAGTAGTTGTATTAAAAAATAATTTGCCAGTTTCAATTTCACTTACAGATGATATTTTTTTAAAATCTGCTGTATATGCAGGAAGTATCTGATAATCTCTTTTAGTTAATATTATTCTTTTGTGTCTGTAATCATAGACAGAATGAAAACCAATACCATTAGGGTTAGCATGATTGTCTTTATTTGGGAATTGAGTACTAGTTAAATTATAATATTGCTCTGCTAAAAATAAAACTAAATTTTCTTTAAAGTAGTTTCTTAATCCTGTATTTATAGGAACAAGACCTTTAGCACCAGTTAAGAATATTTGACCATTAAATTGATCTACAAAGAATATTCCATTTTCTGTTTTTGTAGTTGCCCATTTATCTATAGAACCTGCACTACCTAAAGCATCATCTACTATTAATCTAGGAGGAATACTAAAGTAATCTCCTGTACCTATAAATGATATTAAGTCATTAGTAATTCTTTCTTGTACATTTTGTGGTAATGCAAATAAAGATTCTTTAGTATGTACTAATAGACTATTCTTGTTTCTAATAAGATTAGTAATATCTCCTTTTTCAGCTTCTATATCTCTATAGTTATTAGCTAAAAATACTCTATAGTTATCAGCAGCTTCTTCTTGGAAACTTTGTTGTGAATAACTAATTCTAGTTGGAAATTCTTCTAAACAATTAGAACAACAATCATAACTTTCAAATAATGGGAAATAAACATTTAGTTTATTAAATACAGAAAAATCTTTATTATAGTGATATATTTCAGGTAATGTTATACCTCTATGTAACCATCTTTCTTTTGGTGCTTCTGCATCTTCATTATAAAATACTAACTTATCTCTAAAATGAGTTAGTTCATCTATAGGAGGATCTTCAACAAAAAGACTTGGTTTTAAATATGTATTACCAGGAGAAAATGTTACTAAATCTTGTCTTAAATTTATATTTATTGTAGATTCTACATATATACCTGATGCTAATTCACTAGTATATATTAATGCTTGTTTACCAGTATCTGTTTTTCTATCTATATTTGTATCTTCTTTTAAAGCATCTTCCAAACCTGTATCTTGCATATCTTCTATTATTGTAGAAATAGTTTGTGATGTTACTCCAACAGCTCCTGCAATAATTACTCCAATAGCAATAGGAGATGCTGCACCTAATGTTACAGCAGTTAATGCTGCTGCAGCTATAATTCCTACTATTAAAAATATATCTCCCCAAATTGCGTTATTAGTTCTATAAAATATAGTATTTGGAATATCAAATCTATTAATAAAAGTATCTCCACCAAATATATTTATAGGTACAGAATTATTATATAAACAATTATGTGTTCTATAATATTTTATAGAAAATAAATCAGGATGTATGTTTCTATCTGCTTTTACAGATACATAACAAAGATTATTTACATTATTTTCTGGTTGTATAGTAGTTCCTGTATCTACAAGATCTAATATTTGTACACTATTAGTTTGAGATATATTATATGTTGTTCTACCATTTATAAAATTTTCATCCTTAGATAAAGGACTCATATATAATGATTTATTAATTGGTCTTATTCTTATAGGTAAATTTGATTCTAAACCTTCATAATTTAAAATTCTAACAGCTTGTAAAACAGCAGTACCTGTTCCAAGTACAGCACTTGTACCTGCAGGCGCACCAAATTGTGTAAAATTATCAAACTCTATATCTTGACCTACAATATTACTTTTATTTCCAAAAGTTCTAGTATTTATAGATCTAAATTCATTTATTCTTTTTATATGAGTACCATTAATATTTGTTTTATTAAATAATAAATCAGGAGTTAATAAATAGTTATCTGAAGCTGATCTTTTATTAGTAAGAATACCTGAATCATCAGGACCACCTCTAAGAAATGAAAATAAAGAAAATGCTGTAGTTTGTTGATTAGTTGCATGTAATGGATTACTAATACCTTTATCAATTACAGTTCTATTAAATATATCTCTATCACCTCTAACTATGTAATGACCTACAATATCAGAATGTGGATATGTAATATTATCAAATTTAATTCCTAATACATTTATTTCTTTATCTGATATTGGAGATGATTCTGAAATATCTGCAGATGGTGAAACTGGATTACCATCTATATCAACAGTAATAATTTGTGCAGAACCACTAGTAGTTGTTAATAAAGAACCTGATGCTACCACATTAGTAATTCCTCTAGAATCTTGACCTGACATTCTAGTTATAAAAACATTTAATATATTATAACTAGTAGTACTAGAATCATATATAAAATCACTTTCTGATATATTTATAGTTATAGGTGTTTGTGGTATTCCTTCAAAATCATAATTTATAATTAACTCTAATGGATTGGTAGGTGTAAATATATTATTTAATGATTTAGGATTACATGTAGCACAATTAAAATCTAAATTTACATCTAAATAAGATGTATATGAATTTTGAATATTATTAGTAACTATATGTGGAATTAAATTTCTATCAGGAAATTTATGATGTCTAATAGGAGTACCTGCTAATGTATTTCCACAATTATCCGTACCCCAATAATCATTACCATTACAATCTAAAATAGTAGGATATACTGAATTAGGAGATTCCCAATAAGACATATATCCTGATGTTTCATTTATTGGTGCTGCTGTATTATATACTTGCCAATATTTTAATTTTTCATTATTTGGTAAACTATTATATGCAGTTTCATTAGGATATAAATAATATAAATCTTGATTCCAAACACTAATAATATCTTGTGGACAAATTTTATTTATTTGTTTAATAGTCATATAAACACTAGTATTATTATATAAAGAATCGCTTCTTAACCAATATTTAATCTGACCCTGACCTGTTGATCCTGCAGTAGTACATGTTCCAAAAAGAATTTCAACCCAATCTCCAGATTGTGGGGAATTTGCCGATTGTGTATTACCATTACTAGGATAAGGAACACTACAAGGTGGAGTACAACCTGTACAAGAAGTAACAGATTGATCATTTGCACTAAGTATTCCTTCAGAACCTTGCATAAATTTTGCAGATTGTCTTACATAAGTTGCAGTACCTGCAGTACTGCAATCATTAGATAATAATACCCAACCTGTGCCACTAGGAGGTACAGGTGATCCTGATACACAAGTTGTTGTTACTTTTTCTCTAGCATATATAGGTCCTAAAAACCCCCAAGCTTGAAAATTATTAACTTTATCTTTCATTTCCCACCAAGTGTTATTTATTTCAGCAGGTAAAACACCACTAGGAAAAGCAAAATCATATAAAGGAAGTTCAGTTATAAATGCAGTACAATTATTATTTTCTACTGTAATTGTTAGATTTTCTATAGGATATTCAGAACAAACAATTTCATTAAAAGTATTAATATCATTAGAATTATTAATAGTTTTACTATAAGAATAATTTACTCCATTAAGAGTATAATTAACTACATATGAAGTAACTCCTGTTCCTACACA